TTGGCTGCTTGGTCTTGAGCCGTCGCCTGCGCCGCCAAAAGACCAGTGAGGTACACCGGGCCCGTTGCTGTCACGTAAGCGAGTTGGTCTGCTTCAGGTGAGGGGTCGGGGGTGAGTCCGAGCTCTTCTCTAGCCTCATTCGGTCGCATCCACGCGTTGTCGATGGCGATCTTGAAGGCGTTCGCCTGCTCTAACTGATTCTCCGAGCCCGTGTCATCGTTGAGTGACGCCACGACGTTTCGGTCACATCCCAGGTGCTGTCTGACCAGTGAATTCCAGATTCCTTCCAATTGACGGTTCTGGGGTTTCGAAGAAGTCGATTCAGTCATGTCCTGTTGACCCTCGGACGCGCCCTTCCCACCACCTAAACCCGCTCGAGCGATCACGTTGAGCGCCGAGGGGGCGAGGTTGAAGAATGAGGCGTACTGCTTCAGGATGTGCTCGTCGTAGTCGGCCTTGTAGAGTTCATCGACGTTCTTCGTCTCGAACGGGTCTTCAAACCCAGGGGGCATGATCTTGGTCTGATACCGAGCGTTCGTCATCCCCTGGAAGCCCTCGTTGATGAGCCTTTCAGCCGTAGAGAGGTTTTGCAGGGTAATCGCTTCGTCAGTCGCTCTCCAGTACATCTTTGACGACGTTCCCGCCTTGTACTCGGCCAGCAGCCACTTGAGCCGTTCGGAGTAAAGATCAGCCAATGGCAAGGACTTTTCCACCGGTGACCAGCCGTAAGGGGTGTTGGTCCTTGGGTTGAGGATGAAGTAACTCAAGACATCGGCCTCGGTCACGTCGTAGGGCGCACCGCCGTCTTGGAAGGTCTTTCCCTTGATGTTGTTGCCGATTGCCTCGTTTCGCACGTATCCCCAGAGGTTCTGTTGGAATGCCGGGGCTGGTGGAAGTGGCCGGCGACCGTAGTTGTTCAACAGGATGTTGATTGTCGGGGCGTCGATGATCTCGAATCCGATGCACTCAGCCCCGAGGTTGAAGGCCGGCGCGATAGCGAGTCCGTCGTAGACCATGAGTTGCCACATCACCTCGCCCATGAACTCCTCGTAGGAACGGTTGTCCTCGGGGAATGGGTTCTCGCAGAACGCCTTCATCCGGTCGATTTCGGGCATGTACAGTTTTCTCGCGACCTTCCCGGCCTCGCTCGCGGAAAGCCCGTCCTTCTGCATGATCGTGGCTATGGCGTCGTCCGAAACCCCCCAGTTCAGGTCCATCCTCAAGACATCAGCCGTACGGAGTTGGATACAGCGAGCCGTCAGGTCATTGCCTACCGCGACACCTCGGAGTGTGTTCCACAGGGCCTGACGATGGTTGATGTTGAGGTTGTGCGATATGTCGTACTGGAACCGTCTGAAACCTGGCCGTGAATCGCCATTCTCCGCACGGTCCAGGGGGACTGGGATCAACGGGACGCCAGGGCCCATAGGAGCACCGAAGTTCGCCCCGTTCCGCATTAGTGCTTCGGCCATCGCCGGGAACTGCCCGTAGGGACCTGTGGGGACTGGGTTGTTGGGAAGGATCGCGGAAACACTAGCTCCAGCTGGAAGTTGGGCCATGGAAGCCTTGACCATCTCGGCTACCTGAGCCTGTTTCTTCTCTCGTCGGTAGTCTCTATAGCCCATTCATCGGCCTTCCACAGTGGGCGCAGATCACTTGGCCTTTGGTGTTGGCCTGTCCGCAAGCTGGATTGGGGCAAAAGTCCATGAGTTCACTGATGAACCTACTCTTTGAACCGCTGGGATTCAGTTCCGTTAGTGCATGGACCAAGGCATCCACCCTGTCCGGGGATTTGGATTTAGGGTCGTACGGCTCCCAACTGGTCATCTGTCCTTCGAGTTTGTCGAAGTGCGCCATGTGATAGACGATGTGCTTCTCGTACAGCGCGGCTATCGGTTCTGCCCTCAGTCTCTTGCCGACTTGGGCGTGAACCGTCCCCACCGGGATGTAGGGATCTATCTGGTGGATTATCTCCCCCCACGCATCACCCCCTTGGTTGTCCTCGTACACGATCCGGTCAGCCGTGAACTCGTGGTAGGTGTCTATCGCTCTCTGAGCCCACTGTCTCGGGGATGCTTTGATAGTTCTGTCGGCAAAGACGATGAAATCCCCGTCCTTGGTTCTCGAGGCGCAGACGATCCCTGTCTCGTCGGAGTTCTCGGTGTTGGTTATCGCCGGGTCGATTGCTACCACAGTTCGCATGAGTTCTGGAATCGGGCCTCTCCACACGAGGATGTCGTCGTACTGCCACAACGCCCCTTCCACCTCTTCGATCAACTCCCCGTACCGCTCCTGCCTTTCAAGCCTGGTACCGGCGTACTGCTCGGCGATACCTTCGATGAATGAATCCGGCAGATTGTCGGCGTTGTCATCCAACGCGCCTTTGGTGACCACTACACGAGGGTTGTCCAACCACTCCTTGAGCTGTGAATTGCCCATTTTGGGTGTAGTAGCCACTATCGCCCTGGGTTTCGGGCCTACCCGTAGAGTGAAGTGAAGCCCCTCCTGCCAGATTCTCTTGCCGTTTCGCCATTTGGCGAACTCATCCATGACCAATCCGGCGAAGTTGTACCCTCGTCCAACGTCGGGGTTATCAGCCCCGAGCATGTGAATCACCTGACCAGTGCCTAGAACGATCTGCCACAGGGATTTGTTGTAGGTGTAGGGGATCTTCAGTCTGTTCAGTATCCCTACTAGCCCCGCCGGGCCTTCGATGAGGATGTTTCGACAGTCAGCGAACGTCTCACCGATCACCCCCCACTGAGTCGGGGTTCCCTCCCACTCGGGCAAGGCGACCATTTGTAGTACAAAACACTCCAATGCGGTTCTAGTCTTCCCGAAACCTCTCCCAGTCATCAAAAGCCAGATGAGCCAATCACCTTCTGGTAACTGCTGTTCAGGTCTACCAATCCAGTACCAGGGCTGAAGATGTAGTTCAGATAACTGCTCGGGAGTCAGGTTGTCGATGAACTCGCGTTGTTTCTCCGCCGTCCACGAGGCGACGGTCTTAGCCTTCGACCAGCTCACGGGGCTTCAAACGCTCGAAGAGATTCGTTATGTCGGACTTCTGCTCATCCAACGTGATAATGCCGATCATTGCCTGGACCCTGGTAGGAGCGTCAAGTCCAAGGAGTTTCGCCCTACGGCCCTGGACTTTCACCAGCGAATCAACGGCTTTCAACGCTACCGAGTCATCTAGGACGGGTTCGCCGTCGTTGTAGACGACTTTCCCACTGGCCGAGATGGCGACGTGCTGCTTATCTAGTATCTCCAAGGCTTTCGACTGTGCCTTGTCCAAATGCGCCAGTTCAATCTTTCGCAGGGAATCAGCATCAGCGAAGGGGACTTCCTTCATTGCGCTGTCCACAGCCACGTAGACGGTTGAAAGTGCTATTCCGAGTGTCTCTGCAATCGTCTGGCAATCAATGCCCCGTAGCCTCATCTGGGCGGCTCTCTGGTTCCTCTCCGAGAGTGTCAGGGCTGTAGTGGGTGTTTCTATGTTCATTTGTCCTTAGAGTAGCAAAGGACTTAGGTCAAGTTCTTGATTGCGCCTCATTCTTCCCACGATTCATCAAACAATGGTTCGGTCACGACTTCCGGCGGTCGATCCACTGTTTCCATGTTTCGAGTCGCCTGGATGAAGTAACTCTTCTTGAGTTCCGCACCTATTCCGAACCGTCCCATCCTCACGGCTCCGTAAACCTCTGATCCAACTCCCATGAACGGGGTGAACACCTTTTCACCCGGTACGGTGCGTAGGTCTATGAATCTCTCGATCACGTCGAGTTGCAGAGGGTGGACGTGCTTTTCGTCATCCTCGTCCTTGGCGTCTTGGAACGGAAGAACCCTTGTCCCCCTCACGTCGTCCCACACTGACGAGGCATAGCGTCTCCATATCCAGTGGGACCACCGGTTCAACTTCTGGTCCCCGTCGTAAGCCCTCCACTTGGCTAGGTCGGCGGGTGGCTGTTCGTCCCCTGCGTAGTCACCAGTAAGTCCTACCGGGTGAGGTACTGGGTTGCCCTCCCCCTTCTTGCGGAATACCAGAAGCTCGTCCGGTGAGGCCATGCCGCCCAAAGCACCATCGAGAACGATTGTCTTGTGGGCAAGGTTTCCTTGCATGGTCCTTCGTCGGACCCCTAAGGGCTCTTTCCATATGACGTGACGAGATATGAAGTCGAAACCAACCTTCTGATGAGCCCGGATAACATCACCAGGGAAGTCGATGTACGACCCGAACGATGCTGAGGCCACGTTTGGCACCAGAGCCGTGTGTACGCCCGAACATCTACCGGGCGCGGTCACTCGATAAATCTCCTCGAGGATGAATTGGTACATCTCGAAGAACTCGTCGTAGTCCCGAGCGTTTGACAAGTCTCTGTCGTCTGACGAGTAGTGGTACAACCCCCCGAAGGGCGGGCTGTAGATTGTCGCGTCAATGCTGTCGTCAGGCATGGCCCGAAGAATGTCCATGCAATCGGCGTGATAGATCGCGTACCGGTCAGTTATTACTTGGTCCCCTACTTTAGCCATGATGGCATCTCCATTTCCTCATCGAAGTCGGCTCGTCGAACCGACAGGGCATCGTTCATTTCCGCTACTAATTGTTGGAACATCTGATCGGCTTGTTCGCTCTTTCGCTGAAGATTTCTCAGTACGTTCTCTCCACCTGGGGTTGTAATCAGGTGAATGTCCACCTGTTCTTTCTGCCCGAACCGCCACATTCTGCGAACCGCTTGGTACATCTGCTCATAGCTGTGGCTCGGGAAGTAGGTCATGGTGTGCGAGTGCTGCCAGTTCAGACCCCACGCGCCGATCTTCGGCTTGGTGACCAGTACTCGAATGTCTCCCCGACTGAAGGCTGCCAGTTTCTCCTCTTTCGATGAGTCTGAGTCTGAACCACAAACCTCTACTGCCCCCTCTATCATTGAAGTGAGCATCTTGCTCTCGTCATTCAGGTGGCACCACGCCACGCCGGTTTCAACATCTGCCAGTAGTGCGGCCGCCATCTCGCACCGCTCCACGATGGTCCTTCTGGATTCTTCCCGTTCTTCCTGTAATCCATAGGCGGGAAGGTCGAACAGCGACCCCTCTTTGGCCCTCGTCGGATGGATGAGATGGACCGTCTCTTTCAGCGGAGTAAGAATGAAACCATCGTCATCGAATCCCAAATCACTCGGCTTTCGCATGGCTCTGGCCCAACTTGCCACCCAGCGCCAGAACGGGGTGTGGGCGTGTCCCTTGAGTCTCCATTCAACCGACGATCCGCCGAAGCCTCGCCCTCGAGACGAAACCGATTTGGCGTCATTAGTGAAGAACCTGCTCAACATGTCCATGTGCCCCATCTCGCCAAGCGCCTCTGCCGAGGTTCCTAGTTCGATGTAGTCGTTCGGTGCCGCCGTTGCGGTGGCCAACAACCTGTACTGATGAAGTCGCATGAACTCCGTTACTCGCCCTCGAGTTACACCCTCGAATGATTTGATGGCTGAGCTCTCGTCACAGACGACACCCCCGAAATCCGACCAGGTGAACTTCTCCAGCTGCTCGTAGTTCGTTACCACTATCGGGGCTTGTATGGATCCGTCCCTCGATAAGTGCGCTTCGTGTCCGAACTTGTGGGCTTCCTCAATCATCTGAAATCCAACGGCCAAGGGGGTAAGTATCAGCACCGGCTTGCCTGTGTGCTGGTGTACGTTCTGAGCCCACGCCAACTCCATCGGCGTTTTCCCTAGACCACAGTCAGCGAACATAGCTGATCGTCCGCGTCTGATTGAGAAATCGACCAGAACCTTTTGGAAATCGAACAGGTGATCTGGTATGCACACCGGGGCGAATCCACCGTTCCCCGCTAATTGTGCTTTGTGCGCTAGGAACTTCTCGTACTCATTCACGATGACACCCCGTACTTTTGCTGGTGAGTCCGCATAGCTTCGCGGCACTCAGTGAGCCTGCATCCTAAATGTCCGTAGCAGTACGCGGTTCCGTGCTTGTACTCCTGACGTTCGATCCGTCCGATGACGTAGCGCACCTGTTTTTGCTTCTGGCTCATGGCCATATTTCGTCCTTTCCACTGGTG